CTTTCGTGGGCTCCGCGCTTTTACGAAGAAGAGTTTGACACTGCCGACCTACTCACTGTCACTACTGTGTTAGAGGAAAGAAACAGAAAGTGATGACATGGCAAGAACTGGCGTTCAGGTATTTGGGATAAAGGAAGATCTCAAGACGCTGAACAAACTCGCCCCAGATCTACGCCGGCAGATCACAAAGGACTATCGCGCATTGATGCAACCGACGATCTCGGACGCGCGAAACAATCTTCCAGCTGGCATCGGTCAGACTGTGATGCGTGGCTTCGGTCGCAAGTGGCGACACATCTTCCCATGGGACAAAGCGATTGCGAACCGATCCATCACGGTCAAGATTGACACTCGACGCGCACGCAAGCGAAACATGGAACTAGGCGCACAATACGAAACTTTGAGCGCGTTCGTAATCCAGCAGAAGAACCCTGCCGGCATCGTGTTTGACATCGCTGGTCGTGGCGGAAGATCATCATCCACGCAGAAGCGCAAAGGCGTGAACTATGACTGGAACAACACGCTCATTGAAAACATGGATAAGACTTTCGGCAAGGCTTCGCGTTCTATGTGGCCTGCAGTAGAAGCCAACACAGACAACATTGAAGCAGCGATCCGAAACATCACAGAAGAAGTCGAGCGTCAGCTCACCATTGCGCTGAGTAGGAGCAATCTCTAATGGCAATTCGCATCCCCATCATCACCGACTTCCAAGGTGACGGACTCAAGAAAACCTTTGAGCAATTCAAGGCACTTGAAACCAATTCCCAGAAGGCAGCCTTCGCAGTAAACAAAGCATTCTTGCCGGCAACTGCTGCGCTTGCAGCGTTCGGTGCAGGGCTTGTCATTACAGCTAAGGCTGCAGCTGCAGATCAGGCTGCACAGGCACAGCTTGCGCGTCAACTTCAAGCGACCACTGGAGCAACCGAGAAACAGATCCAAGCCAATGAGGACTTCATCAGCACGCTCTCCATGTCGGCAGCAGTGGCAGACGATGAGCTCCGTCCAGCGCTTGCCAGCCTGGTCCGTGGTACTGGCGATCTGACATCTGCACAGGACGCGCTCAAAACTGTGCTCGATGTGTCGGCGGCTACAGGGAAGGGAGTTCAAGAGGTCGCCGACGCGGTGAGCAAGGCTTATGGTGGGAACACTAAAGCGATCAAGCAACTGTCCCCAGAGCTTTACTCGCTCATCAAAGATGGCGCGTCCGTTGATGAAGTCATGCAGTCACTCGCAAAGACTTTCGGTGGATCGGCATCAATTGCAGCGAACTCTGCACAAGGACAATTCAAGAAACTCTCCATCGCAATGGACGAAACCAAAGAAGCAATCGGTGCTGCAGTCCTGCCACTTGTCAATGCTCTGCTTCCAGCGTTGATCTCATTCGGTAAATGGGCCCAAAACAATGTCGGCATCATTCTCGGCATCGGCACAGCAATCGCTGCAGCTGCCGCTGCGCTCGTCACATTCAAGGTCGCCATGCTCGCAGCGAACGCTGTCACAGTCGTAGCAACCGCGCTGAACTGGGGACTTGCTGCATCAGCCACAGCTGCGAACACTGCACTCACCATCGGAGTCGGAGCCGCAGCAATTGCTGCAGGTCTCGTCGTTGCTGCCGGAGCGATGGCAGCATTCAAGCGAAACACCAGCTCAGCAGTTGAAACCATCAGACCGATCGGTCCTCAACTCAGCGAGATCAACGGCGGACTCAAAGAAACCGAGAAAGCTGCCGGCGGTGCTGGCGGAGCCATTGACAAGATGGCAGAAAAGATCAAGAAAGCGCGCGAAGAACTAGCAGACCAATTCAGCAAAGCTCTGGACAATGCCAAAGGCAAACTCGAAGAAGCGCAGAAGGCTTACGACGACTTCAAGACCACGGTCTCAGAATCGGTCACGGGAGAGTTCTCCATCTCTGGTGCAGCGGACGCTGCCAAAGAAGCCGGCACGACCATCTTGGATCAGCTCACCCAGCAGGCTCAAGGCGCTAAACAATTCGGCAAGCAAGTGGAGCAATTGCTTCGCATGGGCATCTCCGAAGAGGCGCTCAGGAAGGTCCTAGAGGCTGGTCAGCAGGCTGGCACAGCAATTGCCACCGAACTCATCAACGGGGGCTCAGACGCGATCCTAGGGCCCAATGGGATCAACCAGCTAGTAGATGACTTGAACCTTGTTGCTGAGGCTGTAGGCATTCTCGGCGCGGACCAGTTCTATAAAGCTGGCGTAAGCCAAGGTCAAGCAATGGTCAAGGGCATCACCGATGTAATCGCCCAGCTGGAGAAGAAACTCAAGAACCCAAATCTCAAACTTGCAGACATCAAAGGAATCGGCGCGTCGTTTTCTTCGAGCGTCGCCAGCATCAATGCACCGACGGTCAGCGCGCAAGCATTATCAGTTGAAGAACGCGCAGGCATCGCTGCCGGTCGCGGTGACAACATCTACAACATCAGCGTGAGTGGCGGTCTGGCAACTAGCGCGGAGATCGGTCGTCTTGTAATTGACAACATCAAAGCAGCGAACCGCGCCTATGGGCCTGCAGCAATTGAAGTGCTATGACCGCTGCAGTCATTGACTCGGGAACCTACAAGCTGGAAATAGACACCGGCTGGGACTCAACAAGCTTCCGTCTCAACGACTCAGTCAAGGGCGTACTAAATAACACGACCTATCTCCTCGGGCCCGGATCAGACTTTGCAGATGTCACCACCGGTGTGCTTGACCTTCGCATCTTCCGCGGTCGTCGCGACATTGGAGACCAATTCACTGCCGGCACAATGAGCTTCACACTCAACGACCAGATCGCCTATGGCGCGTTCAATCCGTTCAACACGGACGCAAGCACATACGATCCAGCGAACAATCAGCCAGGAATCGCGCCGATGCGTCGAGTGCGCTTCTACCGATACGACTCAACAAACACCGCGGAATCACTCTTTCAGGGTTACATCGTTTCATACGACTACAACTTCAGTCTCGATGGCAACGACACAGTCGCGGTCGGCTGCATTGATCTTCAATACACACTCAGCCAGACGATCTTGGACCAGTGGAATGTGAGCCATCAATTGTCATCAGCGCGTGTCGTTGAGATGCTTGCGCGATCAGAAGTGGACGCTTTCCAAGGTGTCGGTGAGCAGTCAATAGAGACTGGCGTTGCCACTCTCGGCGGATCGGCAGCGTTCACTGTAGATCAGGGAACGAATGTGAACGGCTATCTAACAAACATTATGGACGCGGAGCAGGGCAGAACCTTCGTGGACAGATCAGGCGTGTTCACCTTCCAAAAGCGAATATCTACAACACTCGCTGGCGCGACTGTGGAGTTCGGCGATAACGATCCAGCGCACACACCATACGATCAAGTCACGATCAACTTCGGTGCGGACAAAGTAATCAACCGGGCAAGCGTGACCCATCTCGGATCCACATCAACTCAGACCGCCGAGGATCTTGCAAGCCAAGCCGAGTATCTGATCCAAGCAACTTCATACAACGACAGTCTGCTTCATGACAATGCTGCAGCTCTTGAGCTTGCCGAGTATCTCATCAAGCCTCAGCCGACCCCGGTACTGACCAGCGTCTCAGCGCCATTCCAAATGCTCTCAAATGGTGAGCGCGATACAGTTGCAATTGTGGACATCGGTGACACGATCAGCATCGAGAAAACAATTCAAACCTCATCAACGACCACCAGCGTGATCGCCCAAGAATCATTCGTTGAAGGCGTAGAACATGTCATCACCTACGCTTCGCCACATCGCGTCACCTTCTACACGACCCCGACAACGGTCTATCAGCTCTTCGTTCTTGACAGTTCCACACTCGACACCATTTACGCACTAAGTTAGGAAGCACTATGGCAACACCATTCCCATTCGTTTCTGGAGCTGTCCTCACGGCAGCACAGATGAACGCAATCACCGAACTGCCGATCAACGCAAAGACCGCCAGCCACACACTCGTCGCAGGCGATGCCGGCGCTCGAGTCCAGATGACATCTGCAAGTAGCACGACCATCACAGTCAATGCTTCTGTCTTTACAGCTGGTCAGTCCGTAAGCATCTACAACATGGGCGCTGGCACATGCACGATCACAGCCGGCACAGCAACAGTCACCACATCGGGATCTCTAGCATTGGCACAATACGGGGGTGGCACGCTTCTATTCACAAGTGCTAGTGCTGCTACTTTTTTTAGCGGTGGCGGTGCTAATTATGGCACTGCAACAGGTGGAACATCTTCAAGCATTACCGTCGGCGGAATCAATTACACGCTTTTGACTTTCACATCATCAGGCACTATGACTGTGACAAAAAGCGGTCTTTTTGATGTCGCAATTTTTGCCGGGGGCGGAGCAGGCGGATCATCAAACACATCAAACAACACAAGCGGCGGCGGTGGTGGTGGTGGTGGTGTTCTCATCAATACTGTCTATTTATCAGACAACGCAACGATCACGATCGGCGCTGGTGCATCAGGTGGAGCATTTAGCACAGCTACAAGACGCGGCACCAAATCATCAATTACAGCAACAATGAGCAATCTGTCATTGGTTGGCGGTGGCGGTGGTGGTTCGAATGGGCTAACTGATTGCAACTATGGCACAGGCTCAACCGGTGGCGGTGCAGGTGACATCAACACGGCAGGCGGAACATCGCTTGACACAAACACAGGCAAAGACGGTGGCACAAGTGCCACAAACGGTGGTGGCGGTGGTGGTGGAGCTACTGCTGTAGGTGTTGCTGGTTCAGGTGCTAACGGCGGTGCTGGCGGTGCAGGTTACGATGTCAGCGCATTTATCGGCGGAAGTGCCTTATACAAATCGGGCGGCGGTGGTGGCGGTGCATCAGCAGCAGGAACTGGTGGAGCTGGTTGATCTTCTGTGGGTGGTGCCGGTGGCAATAGTGGTGCCAACGGTGCATCTCCTGCAGCGAACACCGGTGGCGGTGGTGGGGGTGCAGGTTATCAAACTGACGGTTCCGGCGGTAACGGTGGCTCGG